CAAGCAGCAAGATAATGCCTTTCGCAAAATTTTCTAATTTAGACTTTGATCAAATTAGAACACAAATCAAAGATTATCTAAGAGCAAACTCTAATTTTACAGATTTTGACTTTGAAGGATCAAATTTTTCGGTTTTAATCGATACTTTAGCATATAACACATATATTAGTGCATTTAACTCAAACTTAGTTGTCAACGAGTCATTTTTAGACTCAGCGACACTTCGTGAAAATGTAGTTTCTTTGGCCAGAAACATCGGATATGTTCCAAGATCAAAAACAGCAGCAAGGGCATCAATAATATTTCAAGTACAGACAGGTTCATCAAGTCCAACACTCACTCTACAACCGGGACTTGTCTGCACAGGTGCACAAGATGATACTTCCTTTGTTTTTTCGATATCAGAGCAAGTAACCACTGTTGTTAACAATGGAATCGCACAATTTGGAACGACTGAGGATCCCTTAAAAGTTTTAGAGGGAACTTTTCTTACTTCTCAGTTTATTGTAGATGGTTCACTTGAGCAAAGATTTATTTTAGAGAATGGATCAATAGATTCATCATCAATTGTTGTTTATGTTAAGGGTGCAGCAGATCCCGGTCTTGGAAATCAATATAAAGAGGTTGATAATATTGTAAATGTTAATTCAAGTTCTGAAACATACTTGATTCAAGAAATTCAAGATGAAAAATATGAACTTTTGTTTGGTGATGGAATATTTGGTAAAAAACTAGAAAATGGTGCGGTAATTACTGTTCAATATATTGTTACTTCAGGAGTAGAGGGTAATGGGCCATCTATATTCAGTTATGCAGGTAGTTTAGAAGATTCACTCGGTAATGTAGTTGTTCCTACTGTTGTACCAACTATTACCACTATCAATGCTGCCTCAAATGGTGGTGAGATAGAACCTTTAGACTCTATTAAGTATTTTGCACCTAGATTATATTCTGCACAGTATAGGGCGGTTACGGCTAGAGATTATGAGACAATAGTACAATCAATATATCCAAATACTGAAAGTGTATCTGTTGTTGGTGGTGAAGAATTATCACCTCCAGAATTTGGAACTGTATTCATAACAATCAAACCAAAAAATGGTGAATTTGTTTCAGATTTTGATAAAAATAATATTTTAACTAAGTTGAAGAGTTACTCTCTTACTGGTATTAATCAAAAAATTGTTGATCTTCAAGTTCTTTATGTTGAAGTTGATTCATTCATATACTATAATTCATCACAAGTTGCGAATGTAAATGACTTAAAATCAAAAATTATTACTTCATTAACATCTTATGCAAAATCAAGTGATTTGAATCGATTTGGTGGTAGATTTAAGTATAGTAAAGTTTTGAATGTTATTGATAACATTGACAAGTCAATTACATCTAACATTACAAGAGTTAAGATAAGAAGAAACTTAAACGCACTTATTAATCAATTTGCTCAATATGAATTATGTTTTGGTAATAGATTTAATGTAAAACCTGAAGGATTGAATATAAAGAGCACAGGATTTAGAATTCAGGGACAATCTGACACTGTATTCATTACAGATACTCCAAATGCTGACAAATTAACAGGTGTGATATCGATCGTTAAGAGAGATGAAACAACTGGAACTAACATTGTTGTGGTTAAGTCAGCAGGAACTGTAGATTATGTTCATGGAGAAGTAAATCTAACAACTATCAATATAGTATCTACTGATAAACCTAATAATATAGTGGAAGTACAAGCATTCCCAGATTCAAATGATGTCATAGGATTACAAGATTTATACTTAGAATTTAACATTCCAAATAGTACTATAAATATGGTTAAAGATACGATAACTTCTGGTGAACAAATTTCTGGTGTTGGATATAAAGTTACATCATCTTATGCAAATGGAGACTTAACAAGGACATAATATGATCGGAACTGGTATAGAAAAGCGTATACAAGTACAACAAATAATCGAAAGTCAACTCCCTGAGTTCATTCTTGCAGAGAGTCCAAAGACTGTTGACTTTTTAAAACAATATTATCGATCACAAGAATATCGTGGTGGTACAATTGATATTGCAGATAATTTAGATCAATATTTAAAATTAGATAATCTTACACCAGAGGTAGTAGTAGGTGTTACAACTTTAAGTTCTGGAATAACTTCTACATCAGATACAATTACCGTATCAACCACAAAAGGTTTTCCGAATGAATATGGACTTTTAAAGGTAGATGATGAAATAATTACATACACTGGTATCACAACTAACTCTTTTACTGGATGTGTTAGGGGTTTCAGTGGTATAACTTCTTATACAGATACCAATAATCCGGGTGAGTTGGTTTTTGAAACTAGCACTGCAGGTATTCATACAGGTGGTGTAAGTGTTAATAATTTAAGTGTTTTATTTTTACAAGAATTTTACAAGAAAGTTAAGTCATCGTTAACTCCAGGCCTTGAGGATTCGGATTTTGTATCAAATCTAGATGTAAGTAATTTTATAAAAGAGTCTAAATCATTATATCAATCTAAAGGAACTGCTGAGTCATTCCGTATTCTTTTTAATGTTTTGTTTGGGGTTACTCCAAAAGTAGTTGATTTAGAGGAATTTCTTGTTAAACCATCATCTGCAGAGTATATCCGTAGAGAAATAATACTTGCAGAGCAAATAAGTGGTGATCCAAATAAATTAATTGGACAAACGATAATTAAATCAACAGATCCTGAAACAAAAGCATCTGTATCTGAAGTTGAAATAGTTACTCGTAACCGAAAAACTTTTTATAAGATTAGTTTATTCGTAGGTTTTAATGATAGAACTGGTATTCAGGGAACATTTACAATCCCCGGTAAGACTAAGGTAATTGGTAATGTATCTGTTGGATCTTCAGTGATCACAGTTGATTCTACTGTTGGATTTGGAACAACTGGTACAGTCATTTCAGGTATCAATACAATCACATACACTGACAAAACAGTCAATCAATTTTTAAATTGTGTTGGGGTATCCACAGCGATAGGCACCACTGATGATTTAAGATCTGATGAAAATGTATTTGGATATGAGGATGGAGATTTAACTAAAAAAGTAGAACTTAGAATTACTGGTGTATTGTCCGAATTTGAACTCTTGCCATCTGAGGGATCAAGTGTTGCGACTGAAGGTGAAAGGATTACAGTTAAGAATGTTGGAGAGGTAGTTCCCAACCCACCAACCGATAAAAGTAAAAAGGAAGTATGGTTTAACTCTTGGATATATAACACCTCATGTACTTTTGAAATTGATAGTATTAGTGGATCTACATTTATTTTAAAATCAGATTTTGATAAGTCTAACCTCAAAGAGGGAGATACAGTTCAAATTATAAGAAAAGGGACTGAGATAGTTGATGTCGATAATGCTACTATACAAACAATCACTCTTACATCAACATCCAATCAATTATTCTTAAATGGTATTGGAGGCTTTACTCCAACAGTAGGAATTGATTATGTTCTTAGAAGAAAGTTAAAATTAGCGTCTAGTAGCACTTCTACTCTACAATTTGGAAATGATGTTATTACTTCTAATGTTCAGAATACTTATAACTTAAATGATACTGAATTTTATGTGGCATCATCTTCAATGCCAGCATACGATATTACAGAAACTGTAGACAAAAGCACTATTAGTGAAGCTAATGGGACTAGATTACAAGGTTTTAGTAATTTAACTCAAAAATATTCAATTATATCATTCCCAGTAGATGTTCCTTTTATTACTGGAGATGCTGTATTTTATAAACCAGAGACAACTCGTATCGCAGAATTGTCTGAAGATGTTTACTATGTTAAAGTTTTAGCAAATAAAAAACAAATCAAACTATACGCATCCAGATCATTTATTACAATCGATGATAATTTAGAATTTACTGCATTACAATCTGGAAGTGGTAAGCAAAGTTTTGTTCTTCTAAGACACAAAAATGAACAAATTGGTGTTCAAAAAATACTTAAAAAGTTTCCTGTAGAACCAAATATAAAATCAGGTAAATCAACTCCAACAAGTCCCGGTGCAACTGGTATTTTGATAAATGGTGTTGAAGTAATTAACTATAAATCGGATGATAAAATTTATTATGGCCCATTATCTAAAATTAATATACTGAATGGTGGAACAAACTTTGATGTTATTGATCTACCTAAAGTTGTAATACCTCAAGTTGCAGCAGGAACCACTGCATTAGTTCAACCAGTCATATCAGGATCTCTTAAAGAGGTAATAGTAGACCAACAAAATTTTGATATCGAAAAAGTCTTATCAATTACAATAAGTGGTGGAGGTGGATCAGGTGCATCTTTAAGACCAGTTGTTACAAAAAGAGTTAGAGAAATATCTTTTGATGGTAGACAATCTACTATTGGTG